GACAAAAAGAGGCAATGATATCGTCAGCTTCAGCAGACTTTACGCGAATTACAGGATACGGAAAGTTGTCTTTGATTTCTTCGCGAATCTTATTCAGAATTAGAAATATAGAATTCCAGTCAAGAGGCGACTTTTCACGGGACTTCTTACGACTCGCTTTATAGTACGGAAAGACTTGCTTGCGCCAATAGTTCGTATCATCACAAGCAATGATCATTTCACCAAACTTGTCTTTGAACTTGCGGCGATTGGTTCGCAACGAGTTTAAGACCATGTGCCGAATTAGATTCTCATCGGGTACGGACTGGCCTCGCAATGACGACATCAGAGAAGCGATCATCACTTGATTCATATCTACAATTATCACAATATATTCCTAATCAACTCATTCTTCATTAACATCCATTATACGTCATGTTCATCATCAAAGTCAAGTGGTAATTGCATATCATTTGAAAGTTGATCTGTGACGATAGAAAATATAGTGTTCGCAATTTCCTGTACTGGGTGTGGTAGGCCTTGCGACTTATAAGCAATTGAACGTATTGACTCAAATAACATAGAGATGTCTTGAATATAATCCTCACTAGAAACAGGAAAGTCTTGTTCTGTCATGCTTACTAGAATGTCGCTGGTAATTTCATCACAATATGTTTCTAGTGATTTCAGTAGAAGATTGTCTGTCTGACCTTTTTCTTCTTTTTTTGGAAACTGTATAACATTACTGATGACATTTGCACACATCATTTTTTCCTTACCGTATCGGATTTAGACTCTTTCTTGGACTTATCTTTTTTCTTATTAAAAATTTTATCCCAGTTATCTTCGAATGTTTTTCGTTTGACACCGAAAGGTCTAGGTTTGCTGCCTTTACCTGACATTCTTTATCCTGCCTTATAATTGAATGTTTCTTTTGGAACTGACCGATCTTCTACACTATTAATCAGTGAAGTAAGTAAAGCGTTCCATTGATTTACTCGGCCTTGCCACGCATAGAAAACATTTGTATAACTTCGCATAGGAGCAAGTACTGACTGCATTACGGGGTCATTGTAATTTGTGATCGCTGCGTCTAACATATTATAAAATGATCCTGCATGAATTGCCGAATCTTCGTTTAATTGGTACATCTGAGTCCAATTTGCCGCAGTCTCATATAGTGCTGCGTAGTTAGAGTGTACGCACACCAGACCCGCGGACATACTCTCCATTAAGACCATACAAGAGGTCTCCGGCCAAATAGAGGGATAACCTAATATGTGCGATTCTTTGAGGGCCTCGCGAATTTCTTTGTTTGACACAGTACCGTGATTGGTCATGTGTTCATGTGAATCTATCATATCAAATAACTCGGTGTGTTCCGAGTCGCGTTCTTTCCATCCATATAGTTCAAAAGAAGAATATACATTGAGATGAATGTTGTCATGCTTCTCACAAAGTTTTGCAAAAACAGGAGCAAGAATATTCAGGCCGCGATGAGGTGTTGAGTGATAAATTAAATTGATTTTACCATCAGAGGGTTTCACATGTTCTTCAATGGGTTCAATTGCGTTCAGTAGTACCACACACTTAGACCAAGGTATCTGATATGTGTTCATGTAAGATTGCATTTGCCAGTTAGAGACAAAAACAAACACATGAAATGAGTCAATCATATTACTATTTTTCAGAAAGTGTGACTCGGGATCAGTCGGTAAATCATGGGCCCAAAAGACTCGTATCTTGTCATCTTGCAAGTCTCCGCGAATTCGAGAAGAGATAATTTGACATTCTTTTAAAAGTTCAGGATCTAATCTTTTCGCCAACTCCATCGTGAGCTGCTCAGTGCCGCCCATAGAGTTTTCATTCGTTTCATTACGAGTAAATATACCATCAATTATTTGAGACATCAACTTTCTCCATCGGACATTAAATTACTATTCTTCACGGGTTGTATGTTAACCAAATTGCCTTTCTTCGATTCCTTCGGTAAAAAAAACAAACAATAGGTGTGCATACTACTTGCTGGTCCGACAGTTCTCACGATCTCGCCAGTCTTTTTAATTCTTGTTACCTTCTGGTACATTATCTAATCCTCTCATCGAGTTGTTTAAAACCTCCGATGTATTCATTGTCAATAAAAATTGCAGGCACCGATCTAATGTTTGGATGTTCTTTCACAAATTCTTCTCTTGTAATGTCTATGCCAATCATCACTTCGGTGTAGTCCAGTTCTTTCTGTGTTAGCAAACTTTTTGCATCTACACAATACGCGCAATCATCTTTAGAGTATATCTTTATCATATCGTTTTATCTCAGTTAAAAATCGGCCGCTGATCTTGCCACCCATGAACTCATTATAATACTTATCACTCAACAAAACCCGTCTGTCCACCTGCTCTACAACTTCATAGTAAGCACATTGAGTTTTAGTATTACATAACCATAATATATTACGTGATACATTGTCAACACCTTTTTCTTGTATTTCTTCCTGTAACTGTTTATTTGATCCATAATAATCTTTCCAAGTAGACTCAACCTTGATTTTCTTTTTGCGTTTTCGAGTCTTTGTGACAGGCAATGTTTTTGCTGATAAAAAGAACTTCTTACCGACATAGAATCTTTCAGTATCTTTGTTCTCTAGAATATATACAAATCCATAATAGTCGCCAATATCGGTAGATTCGAATATTTGACCATTATAATACCAGGGGTTTGGGTAACTCATTCTTCTTCGAGGTAGGAATCATAATCATCGATACCAGCACTACAGACAGGACAGTAATTTAACTCAACCTCATCTTCAGGCTTATTAGACTCCCAGACCACAATGTCCGTTTTAGTCTCGCAAGAAAAACAATTGATTCTTTGCTTCCTCATAATGAAAATCCTTTAAATGTAGACTCATCTAGGTCTTTTTTAATTCCGCCAATCACGTAACTGGTTATTTCAGTTTCCTGCGGTGCCACTTGCACCTCACCACCACTAATCCATTTCTGAGTCCACGGTAATGGGTTACTACCTCCGCGGTTGCTAGACAGTCCAATAGCATACATTCTTTTGTTTGCTATCCAATCTACATACTCACCGAGTAGTTGTTCGTTGAGTCCAATCATAGTTCCATCTTTAAACAAATACTTCGCCCAAGTTTTCTCTTGATTGACAACCTCTTCAAAGATATTTAGTGTTTCTTCATGAGTCTCTTCGGCAATCTTGGCAAACTCCGCATCTTCTTTAGGCAGCAACTTAATCAACTGTTGTGTTGAAGCAAGATGCACATTCTCATCACGGGCAATAAACTTGATGATCTTCGCATTGCCTTCCATTTTCTTCAGTTCCGCAAATGCCCAACTACAAGCAAATGATACGTAGAATCGGACACCTTCCAGTGCGTTGACGGCATTCAATGCGAGCCATAAAGATTTTTTATGTTCGTATGATCCCATTTCAGATGGGTTTTTATTTCTTTCAATAACATCATCGTAGTATTTTGAAATAGAACTAGCACAATCAACGATCTCTTGAATGTCAAGCATACCGTCAAATATCTTAGATGGATCACTATAGATATTTCGAATGATGTGCGTATATGATCGTGAATGAATTGTTTCCGAGAATGACCAAGTTACTAACCAGTTCTCAAGTTCAGGTAGACTACATATAGGCATAAACGCTTCGACAGGTCCGCGGCCTTGAACAGAGTCGAGTAGAATCTGTCGTTTCAAGTTACTGGTAAAAATATGTTGTTCATGATCAGTCAATGTCTTAAAGTCTTTACTGTCACGACCGATATTCACCTCTTCTGGTCTCCAAAAGAAACCAAGCTGCTTGTCAGTTAACTTTTCAAAGATACTATACTTCTGTTTGTCATAACGAGCAATGTTCACCGGTGCACCGAAGAATGCCGGCTGTTCTGTAGAGTCTACTTTTGTTGTGTTGAAAACGGACATTTATGCTCCAAAAAATGATTGATAAAAGTTATAGTATTTTGTTGCGGCAACTTCACTCATCTAGATAATTCTTCACACTAAAAAGTTCATCAATATAATCTAGATCGATGGGTTCATCAGCAATTGATTTCAACATATGATCGATGTCTTCAGATAATTCGGCAACATCATATCCGAACGGAGATATAGTGTTTGTAGTGTAGAATTCAATTTCTCCCATATCGTCATAGTAGACTTCGTGTATTGAGTATCCACCATTCTCGACAGAAGGCCTATGACCAATTCTATAATTCCAGGTCATATTTTACACGACTCACAATCTTCTTCATCTTGCATACCTGGTTGTAACGGAGTTTCTTCTTTGTCTTCCATTTCACCTGCGCCGTCAAATGTGTTATTGTAGTATAGAGTTTTTCCACCGTACTTATAAAACATCAAAATATGTTTTAACATCTCAGACAATGGTATCTTTTCTTCAGCATAATGTAAAGGATTATATGATGTATTTACTGAAATTGATTGATCAATGAACTTCTGTAGTACAACCATAATCTTCAAATATCCCTCAGGCGTTTTATGATCCCATAACAAATCATATTTGTTCTTCAGTCGTTGTATACTCGGCACAACTTGTTTCAACACGCCATCTTTAGATTGCTTCACTGATACCAGTGAACGCGGTGGTTCTATACCATTGGTACTATTTGATATCTGTGCTGACGTTTCAGATGGCATCAACGCCATGAGTGTGGAGTTACGTATACCAGTGTCTTTGAGTTGTTTTCGTAAAGACTTCCAGTCCATGTTATACACAGGTTTTACGAGACTATCGACATCTTTTTTATATGTGTCGATAGGCAAGAGGCCGAGCGAATATTTAGTTTCATTGTTTTTTTCAGGTGCGAACGACTCAACAGCAAGATCAGCAGATGCCTTGATCAAGTAATACGACCACGCCTCGGCATATTCGTGTATCAGTTCAAGATTGGGATCTTGATAGTTTGTATCATTCTTTGCTAACCAATATGCGAAGTTGATAATACCTACACCCAGTGGTCTACGATTCTTGGTGCTTATTTCAGCAGCCTTAACAGGATACTCCTGAAAATCTAACAGTGCGTCTAGTGCGCGAACAGCGAGTATGCAAGGCTTCTCGAAGTCAGATGGTTTACGAATCTTACCCCAGTTAATTGCTGCTAGTGTACAGAGACTAATTTCACCCTCTTCATCATCGAGACTACAAAGAGGTTTTGTCGGAAGTGTAATTTCCGCGCAGAGATTACTCATTCTGACAGGCGCCTTCTCTTTAATGAATGATCCGTGGTCGTTGGCGTGATCAACATTC